GCCTTGCGCCTCCTCGTTGTCATAGGACGCGACCTGGACAGGCTTCGTCTCGATCGCGGCGGGGGCGGAAATCTTGGGCTTGTTGAAGATGCACATGGGTCAGGTTCCTTCGGTTGTGTGGGGGTGGGCGGACCAGGCGAACTGGCGGTAGATCTCGCGGCCGTTGCTGCCAAAACCCGGCATTTCGGCCTCAAAGGTGAAGCCGATGCCGATCAGGAGCGATGAGGCGGTGGGGTGGCCGGCCCAGGTGCGGGCCTCGACACGGTTGATCCCGCGCTCGAAACACCACTGGGGCATGACGTTGCGCAGGTGCAGCGCCAGGACGGCCAGCGGCCGGCGCCAGGCGCGGTGATCTCGGGCGAGGAGGGCGGCATTGGCCACGCCCGCCTGGCCGCTGTTGGCGATCGCCAGGACGGCGAAGGGGTTGGCGCCATGCGCGGGGTCAGTGTGAACGACATAGCTCGCGACGTGATGCGCCTGCATTGCGCGCCAGTCGCCAAACAGGGCGAGCGCGGTGGTGGCTGCGCCCCGGATGATCTCGGCCTCGAGGCGGTCGTTGACGTCCAGCCGCTGCAGCACGGCCATGGCGGACAAATCATCATAGGGGCGCAGCTGGATCATGCCGCGGCGTCTTTCAGCTCGAGGAGCTTCTGCCGCGCCGCGTTGCACCAGTTGGCGAGCGCCATGCTCTTGCCGGCCGTCGACTGGGCTTTCAGGCTGCAGAGGGTGACGTAGCTGACGTCGCCCACCTCGCGGACCTTCAAGCCCTCCTCGGCCTCGAGCTGGTCAAACAGCGCCGGCCGGTGCGAGTGGTGGTTGCGCTCCTCGATGAGCGCGACCAGGCGCGCCAGGCGCTCGCGCATCGGCTCGGGCGGGGCCTTCGGTTTCGGCTCGCGCTTCGGCGCGGGTGTCGGTTGCTTGGCCATTGGTCAGCCCTCCGCCTGGGGGCGGACTTCAACCCAGTCCTCGGCCAGCATATCCGTCTGGCTGGCCAGCCAGGGCACAACCTTGCCCTCTGCGTCTTTCATGTCGATGTGCGGGCGGTACGTGACGCTCGCGCCTTCGCCCATGATCGACAGCAACGGCTCGCGGTTCACCACGAAATTGCTGCCTGCGACCAGAAAGAGAAACATTCCCTTTCCATTCCAGCCCTCGCGCGCCACGCGGCGCCCTTCCTTGAGGGCTGCTATCGCCTTGCCAAAATCCATCGTTATCCTCCGTAGGGGTTCAGAACGTCGAAGCCGGTCGAAAGCCCACCGGCAGGCTCAGGGGGGCGCCCGAAGGTCGGGCCGCCGTTGTGGCCCATCAGGGCCGATTTCCCGTCTGGGAAACTGATCGGGGAAACCCCGTTCGCGCGGTGCTCGGACAGCAAGAGGTACTGCCCGGCGTCATGCACGTTCGCCTCGGTCAGGGTCTTGTCGGGAACCTTCCGCTTGTCGCCGTTGGCGTCGATCTCGTCTTTCCAGACATACCGGGCCTCAAAGCCTCGGATCAGGAACTTGCACGAGGGGTCGATCAACAGACCCGGTGCGCCGGCGTGAACGAACTCGAGCGCCGCGCGCACCGCTTCAAGGCGGGGCTGTATGCGGTTTGTCCCGATCTTCTGCGGCCGCACGCGGAAGCCTGCGGCCTTGCCGACCAGGCGGTTCCAGGTGTCGTTCTCGTCGGCCGCCTGGCTGGCGCCGTGCTCGCCCGCCATGTCGCCCCAGCCGCCTTCGATCTCCCAGCTTGGCCAGCGTGCATCGAGGAGCTCGGCCAGCCGGCGTCCGAACTCGGCCGCCATGAGGCGCTCGGCCGGGAAATGCAGCTCGCCCAGGATCCGCCAGTGGAACGGCGCCAGGAACTGACCGATGACGGCCGCACCCTTGAAACCCTGGTCGAGCCCAATCCTCAAGGGCAGGCCAGGCTCTGGCGGGATCGTGGCCTCGGCCACGTGGATCCGGCGATTGAACTCGCGCTTAAACACCGGCTCGCCAGCGCGCAGGTAAACGATCTTGTTGTAGATCAGCCGGTCGATCATGTCGCCGCGCCCCGCGAGGCGCATGGCGGCGATCTGGCGCGGGTAGTAGGCGGCCGAGAGGTTCTGCAGGTTTTCGCAGCCGGGCTGGCCGTAACCTGGCTGATTGTGGAACTCGATCCGGATCCGGCGCGTGCCCTCGGGAAGGTCGGCGGATAAGGCCGCACCCATGCGATCGCGCTCCTCCTGGTCGTGAAAAACCCGGTAGGTCCAGTTGTCCTCGTCGGGGGCGTTGAAATCGCAGATGATCTGGCCATAGCCGCGCAGCTCGGGCGGGTAGCCCTCGAAATGCGAGGCGCCCGGCCAGCGGTCGATCCGGCCGATGCCGGCGGTCAGCACCTCGATCGGCACAGTGTCGGTTTCGTTCAGCCAGATGTCGGTGGTCTGGATCCCGCGCATCGCGGCGATCACGTCGTCGCCGAAGGCCATGAACTGCGCCTCAAACTCGATCGGCCCGTGGCCGTCATCGAAGGCGATCACGTGGCTCACCGGCGCCCCGCGGCCGCCCGACCAGGTGCCCAGGTGTTTGGGGAATACCTCGAGGTACGAGGGGATCGTGGTCGACCAGAGCTGGCGGTAGGTTTCGCGCACCACCAGGAGCTTGTAGCGCCGCGTCCCGTCGATCGTGGAGCGAGGCATCATCAGCGCGCGGCGCAGGCGCGATTTCAAGGTGGTGGTGGTCTTGCCGCTGCCCACCGGTCCCTGGATGCCGACAATGTCCGCATCGGACCAGTAGAGCGCCTCGGCGGTCGGCCCGGGGAAAGTGGCCGCACCCTCGATCGGCATGTTGCCTTCGTAGAAATTCCCCTCTAGCTTCGCGATTGCCTCGCTTGCGTCCAGACCCTCGAGATCGGCGACCTTCGCCTCGTCCAGGACCGCAACCCGCCCCTCGTCGGCGGACAGGGAAGGCGATCCCCCCGTACCCCGTTCCCGTGGCCCAAGTGTCGCGCTCAATTTTCGCCCTCCGGATGCCCGAAAAAGTGGGATGGCCTCACACAGAGGGGGAGAGAGTGTCGCGCGCAGGCCGCCCCCCCGGGGGTCGCGCCGGCGGCCGCGATCGCCAGGGCGCGAAGGGGGGTGGGGTCGAGCGCCAGGCGGGCGGCCTCCACTTCGCGGATCTGAGCGAGGGCCTCGAGCTGCTGCGCTCGAGCTCGTTCGCGCCAGCGCTGTTGCTCGGGCGTGCGACCAGAGGCGAAGGCGAGCGCGCCGGGTGGCGATTGATTTTCGATCAATTGGCCGATGCCTGTTTTGTTCAGCGATTTCATGGCGTTACCTCGTCCGTCCGCGAACCATCGTCCGCGCGCCGAATGGGCGGGGCGCTAAGCCCTTGATTTCCTTGGGTTGCCATCGGCATGGGTGGCGGTGCCACGCGACGCGGCTGAGGCGTCACGTCGCGCGCCCCAGCTGGGCCAGGCTGCACCACCTGGGCGGTCTGTCCGCCCGCCACGAACACTTGCACCGGCGCCTGCGGTGCCGCGTCGGGCGTGACCTTGGCCAGGCCATAGGGCAGCATCGCCTCGAGCGAGCGCAGCTGCGCCGTGAACACGAACTGGAACGTCGCCAGGCGCTGCGCCGTGCTCGGGGCCGAGGGTGATCCCTTGTAGCCCGTGGCGCCCGCCTCGGCCCAGGCGAGCACCTGCTCGGTGCGGGCCATGGCGCTCAGGAACGCATCCTCAGTCGAGGCGAGCCCTGCCATCTCGGCCAGGACGTCCTCGGGCAGGCGGTAGCCCTTGGTCGCAAGCCACTCGCGCATCTGGCTGGTCGCCTTGCCCTTGCCGCGTGGCGTGCGCCCTGCATCGCCCGGCTGAGGCTCGTCGGGCAGGAAGGTGAGCTGCTCGCCAGCGGCCTTGGCGGCCGTGATCCGCTCGGCAGCGTCCCGCGCCAGCTCTTCGAACTTGGTGACAGGCCCGACCATGGTCAAAACCTACCCATTTCTAGTGATTTCAGAGGGTTAGACGAACCCGCTACGCCTGTTCCGGCGGCGTAGTGGGTTCTGTAGTGGGCTGATCTTCTCTTTTCCTCTATCTTTTCAAGGATATAGAAGAAGGTCACTACGCCACTACGCCACGACAGACATATCTCATGCGTGATCGGGCGCACGCTCGCACATACATGTGTGTGAGGGGTTTTGGCGTAGTGGCGTAGTGGCGGGCGGTAACGTCTTGATTTGGCTCGCCAAACACCCACTACAGAGGCCACTACAAGCCCACTACGCTTGGGCTGGACCGTAGTGGCCCTGACCCGTGGCTGACGCCATAGGCCCGCGTCAATAATGGCACAATATGGGTCGGGGCGCGAGGCCAGAAAATCGAGGCGCGTCAATGTCAAGAGAAACTCCATCACGCGAACTCGTCCATATCTTGTGGCCCGGAAGAAGACGGCGCAGGCGCTCCCTTGGCCGCTCGGTGGCGATCTTGTGGGAACATTTCGAGGCCCGGTAGTGACGAAAGCGGGATCTCGACGCCGCGCGATTTCACGCCAGCAAGGGTGCGGGGGACAGAGGCAACGACAGCGCCCTTCACCCGCTCGAGCGACTGCTTCCACGCGCCACCAGCCCATTGCGTGCCTTCGAACAGGCGCAGCAGAGGGGCTGCCTTGGCGTTGCCCACGAAC